TTACTAGCTGCTGAAGTGTATAGCCACTAATCCGGCTACACACAACGCAGCAGGCTGAGATCTGTAACCAGGATCCCAGCCGTCTAGGTAGCCATTTGGCAACCTAGACCGACGAACTTTCGCCCGTGGCGGTTTATTGCTTCGGGGCAAATAGAACAGTTCGTCGCCAACTGGAGAAACGTACCCACCGACGGCTAAAGGCATAGCAAAATGTTCAGCTCCTTTTGGGAGCTTGCACTCGACTTTGCTCAGGCTTAGGTAAGTATATCTCTTCAGACACCCAGCAGTCAAAATCCCTTGGTCGGGATTCAACCACTCGGGCACGAGGTGGGGCCTACCGTCTATAAACGACCTTAATAGTGCAAGCGTTCGGTGCATGTGCAATTTCTCGCGCATACCCCAAAGAAGCACTTGGTTAATTACTACATAGACGTCGGGCTCTGCGGCGAGTGACTTCACATAGAAAGGAGTTATATCAACCCCGTTTAGGAAATCACCACCGCAGGACTCGCGAAAGGGTCCTTCACTGTAGGATTTGTCAAGATTCACGACAAGTCCCGCCTTTGTCAAGACGTCTACGAAACCCGCATACTCATTGGAGGGGATAATTATATCGTCCCCAAACACACAAGTGTTGGACCAATCAATAAAAAGATTGGGACCTCCTCGAGTACAACGGAATCCGTAGATCAGAGCTACCAGGACCAGCGTCATCAGGGGAAAAGTAAAACCATTCCCCATTGTGCTGATCATGTTAAGCTCTACTTGTACACCAGAGTTCCCAGCTTTACCATCGCCGGGAATTGTAATTGTGGGTGACCTGAGCTTCATTAACAGGTCGAACCACACATCTGGCATAAGGGCACGTACAAGATCGATAGAAATCATATCGCTCGCAGACTTTAAGTCGAGGGTAGCAACATCCCCCTTCTCAGAGCCGCGCTTGGCCATAGCAATGTTCTTTTGCTGTTGGTTGCGAATGTCTAAACCGATATGCCGAAGAGCTCCTTCCAGGTACATGCCTGCAGCAAGCTGCAAACACATATTACCAGAAGGTTCGATGGCAATTGTACGTTCAGTGTCCTCGTTCTTGGGTACTGTTGTTAGTCGTGAACCCTCAATCTGCACAGTTCCCGAAACTTCATCATGGCCATCCTTGGCCATAAAGTAGGGGCTGTAACTACGCAGTTTAAGAACCAAGGGTTCGCACAGAGCAGTACAAGTCATACTCTGCCAAATCTTATCAACGGTATGAGAACCTTTGACGCCATTACTAGCGCCGGGTCCAAACCGCCAATTCGACCACAGGTATGACATCTCGAGTGGCTGCTGGATGGCCAACTCATCAAAGGAAGAAGTGAAACGCTCTAAAACATTAGTTATGAAATACCGAGCGTTAGCTACAATCCTTTGATCGAGAACTAAAGAAGGAGGAGAGGACTTCTGGATCTCCCCAACCTTCTCATTAATCGCTATAAAATCAGCGATCGCTAGTCCTCGAAGATCTTCTCTAAGGAAGCGGGCCCTTTTACGGGCACGTTGTACCTGACGCATGGCCGCGGCGTTTTGCGGCCCTTTGTCAAGAAGCTCTTCTAACAGTGTGTCAAAGAACGTCGTTAGACGTCCCTCTCCACTTTGAACGTTACTTTTACTCACAGGATAACTCCCGATGATTATAACGGTTTAACCAAGAATCCACCGGATCAAATACATCCATCCGGATGCTTTAGAAGAGCAGTTTAAGGCCCTTCTTCACCAACGTTGCTGTTTCCTTCGGGGTCGTTTCCGACTCCGTGGGGACAGGTGTGGGTGGCACGGTGGTTGCGGCGTTCACACGAATCTGAGCAATAGCCAGAACGAGTGAGTCCGTCAAAACTGCCGGAACATATGCGATAATGATCAAAGCACACGCCAAAGCGATTCCAACGGATGACACTCGAGCCCAGGTCACAGAACACCTGTCAATACTGTGACCGAAATACCGCTCGCTTGCTCCCAACCAATCCCAAAATGGCAACTGATCATAGCGCGAACTTCTTCCGGTTCATAAGTATCGACCCCGGCAGGAACTTCGATTATCGTAGTGATTTTAGGCACCATGATGCTCTGGTTCACAGCTGGGGCAGCACCCTTACGCGTGACAAACTTGTACACGTTTAGGGGTACATTCTTGATTACTCCCGTCACAGGGTTTGCCTGCGGCAACGTTCTCAAAACAGGAGGCCGAAAGAACGTCGTTGTGAACGGCTTAGAAACACTATTCACGTCAACGCTCGTTTGAGTACCACCGAGGGCACTGATGGCGTATTGCTTACCATTAATGTTCGGTGCGACATCCGCGAGAAGCGTATAGGTCGGGGAAGTTAATCCCGTAACCGTTGCGCCTGTAGCGGGTGATGCAGGTGCGAAAGACAAAGTATGTCCTTACGTGCCAGCGAGCAGACCTTAATCTTTAAGAAGTCATCTCAAAGTTTGGGACCACGCCTACCAGCTAAAACGGAGGCCAAGTTTAAAAGCTTGGTTATTCCGTGGTTAGCGATTTCATCCACGCTTTTAATGCGGACGGATCGCGAAGGAAGAACTGTGCCAAGTTTGACGCGAGTGAATGACATATAACGATAACGCCCAGGACTACCACCTCCAGACCAAGTAAAACCCGGACTGGGGACGAAGTAGGGCGCATTGTACGTGTCACTCTGGTACTTCTCGGCCTGACTAACATATTTGCACACCCCTGGTAGGGTGTAGAACATGTCGTCTAACCAAGGGCTTACAGTAGCATAGTAGTCAACCACCCAGGAGTAAGGAGTGAGCTCCCAAAGAGTACTAGGGATATCACTAATCTTCAACCCAAGGTGATCAGCTACACTGTAAGAAGCAGCGGTCCTCATTTGGAGGTCGATGCCTGCCACTATTTGAACCCCTTGCACATGACGGCATGAGTTTGTGGAACCCATACCAAGAGCATATGCAACCGTTTCAACAGGAGGGTCTTTCGTTCCTGTCTGGAATTCAAGACTCGCAGTGCCAACTACGCGAACGCGCCTATCTTGCCTGGTAGTGTAATCCAGGATAGAGTTGGCCGCCTTCTCGATGTCTTTGAGCATGGGATTAATCCCAAACCCAAAGCCGAGCCAGACGTTAGCGAAAAGCTTCGCGGCACTCTTGCCACCGGTTTTCTTGATGGCTAACGCAGCTTTAACAGCATCCAAGCCTAAAGAGTTGATACTCCGCGCTAAGCGGAATATTTCTCTACTTTCGGCAAGGGGAGCAGCGAGCTGCGCGTTACCAATATAGCCGTTAAGACTATTCCTCAATCGACCAATTGCGATCTCTCTCAGACCGCTAAAGTCTTTTGGAGCAATAATGCCCCCCCCATGTACAACGCCATACCCCCTAGAGCTATATCCAACGCTTTCGGTGGTCACGCTGTACTGGATGGGTACGTAGTGATGAATCTCCCGAGAATATCCGGAAGTAGCATCACCACCCTTGGCTATTAGTATTCGCCAGCCGGGGTTCTTAGTGCCGCCCTTCGAACTGGTCCCCATGGTTACAGTCGCGTCATCACTCAGATATGGAACAGTAAGGCCAGTGGCCTTAGTTGTCCAAGTCGCGGATTTGATACGACGGTACTTAAAGGGAACAGACGTCGGACCGGCCTTATCATACGAGGCATAAGAACGCTTCGTACGCGGCAGGATGGGATAAAACTTAGGCTTCACAGCCATATCCTTCTCCTTTCGTAACAGGCTGTAGAACACAGACACGGAGAAATCCGCGCCTAAAAGGGACCTCTCGAATCCACGACAGCGAGCCAACGTAAGTTGGCTCGCCCAGTGGAACTTCATCATCAGGCGAGTAAAGTTTCGGAAAGGAATGCTGACTAAGCACCCCGAACGAAGAACAATACTCACCAGCCGGGAATTCAAACCGGTATCCAGTTAGTTAGACTGGGGATGATGAAGGGAGG